ATTATTTCTTTGTTCTTCAGTCATTACGCCAAACGTTAAATCTATTTTTTACACAACATGAAGTACTGGTAAACCTTAAAGCTACTGAAGATGGTGCAATGTGGGGTGATGACATTATCCCTGCGCCACTTATCACTCGTGATGGAAAGAGATACATTGGCGTCAGGGATATTGCTATATGGATGCAATGCAATATTGCAATAAATGAAATAACTAAGACTGTTATTTTACTAAAGCCCTAATAAGTCAAATTCTGAAAACTTGGCGTACCGGGGTTCAAAGTCTAATAATGATACTCCGGTACGACCGTTACGGTTCTTTGCAGTGATAATCTCTGCTTTGTCAGTGCCGTAATCCTCTTCTCCGTCTTGCTTGCGATCGTAGTATGCAGACCTATAGATAAACTGAATGACGTCTGCGTCTGATTCAATGTCTCCTGATTCACGTAAGTCAGACATCATTGGACGCTTATCTTGGCGTTGCTCTACTGCACGAGATAGTGATGACAATGCAATCACTGGACAGTTAAACTCTCTAGCTATATCTTTAAGCCCACGACTGATAACACCAATGTCTCTCGTTCTGTTCTCGGACTTTACTGTAGCTGGCATACTAATCATCTGAAGGTAGTCAACTACTATTAATCCTACTGCAGCCTTTTTACGCATGTTCTTAGCGCCGTCTCGTATAGACTGCAATGTAACAGACTGGTCTGCCATAACGTCTATAGTTAATGTCTTTGCAGTGCGTGACGTTGTTGCCAAACAATCCATCTCGTGACTAGATAGCTTCTTAGTTTGTATAGCTTGGCTGTCTACTCCACTATAGATGCTTAGCATACGTGCAGTTACCATGGCTTTAGACATCTCTGCGCTAACAACCAAGACGCCAGTACGCTGCTCTAAATTACGTAAAGCTACTGCTGCATTCCACGCATACTGCAATCCTAAACTAGACTTACCCATCGATGGCCGTCCGCCAACAATAATCAGTTCGCCGTCTCTCCACCCACCAGTAATGTGATCTATGTCAGTAAAGCCACTGCTAATACTGAAGTCAATTTTGTCTTCTTTCCTATTGATTGCTGTATGAGTTAGGTCAAAAATTAATTGAGATAAATCGTCAGTTGCCTTTCCGGATTGCGTGAATGTAACAGAGTTATTTAAATCTGTCACTATAGAATCAACTGAATCATCACCAGTAGATGCTCGTTTACTTGCATACTCAGCAGCAAAGATAATCTCTCTACGCTTATGGTATTCCCATACGATGTCAGCATAACTATTGCAATGGCTTGTTGTAGGTAACAGTTCCGCACATTGCATGATGTATCCAAGTCCACCACATGACTCCAGTGCGTTTCTCTTTGTTAGTTCTTCATTGACTGTGACAATGTCAATCTCTTTTCCTGAATCATCTATAGCCTTATAAGCATCCCAGATTAGACTATGTGCAACGCGATAGAACATTGATTTATCTATGCGTTGCATGTCTTTGAATAACTTATTGCCACCTAAAAGAATAGATGCTATGAGCGATTGCTCGCTCATAACATCTGATGGGATTTCAATATTGAAGCCTAAGCTTTTATTGTTGTTCATTGATTTCGTTTGTTAACCTTACTAGTAATATTTCACTGATGATTTCTGCTAGTTGCTGCCCTTTGACTGGTGGCTCCACTCTCCATGCACGTAAACCACCAGTCTTCTTTAATACCAGCGCTACAGTTGGATGAAGCTTGCTTGGGTCAAGTCCAATTCTAATTGCCTCTGATATGTCGTGGATAACCATGTGTGGCTGTGCATCTCCGTACTTCTCAATAGCAATGTTGAGTAATACCTCAGATGGCGTAGGACGAAACTTAGATCTCGTGAGAATGCGTTGCATTCCACGCTTGATATCTTCATCACTAATATTGTTTACTGCAACTCGGTAAACAGTCTCACTTGTGTCATTCCAAGATATAGAACTTGGTAACTGGGACAAAATAGCCAGTAATTTATCAGTCAACGTCATTGAACCATGCCTCTACTTTCTTTTGTATATCTGATGAAACCTGTGTTGGTTGTGCGTGTGTATCCCAATGCTTCCATAAAGAACGCACGGTTACCATTTCTGGCTTCCACTTGCCTAGTAACTCTTTCGTGCGAATATATACATCATCACTAGTTACTCCTGCCTTATGCATTTGCCAAATGGTGAGTCGCACATCCTTCCATTCTTTATCAGTAATAGTTAGCAACTCAAGTGTTGGCAACTTATATCTAGCAATTTTAAACTGCTTGTATAAGATAAACGCAGGATCATCTTCTTTAGCTACATCCTTTTGCACTTGCTTGGTTGCCTGTACTTTTACATCTTCTGCATGTACGACTGAATCTGGAAATAACTTGTAGCCATTGCTTGATGTTCTCCCATTCGGAGATGTTCTTGCATTGATTGCTAGTAATCTCTTACCGTTAATCTGCATGCCACACAGGTACTTAAGCGCAGTCTTGACTGTTGCTTCTGAGAGACCTGTGCACTCAACTATGCGTCCTATGCTTGGCCAGCAGTAGCCCTCGTTGTCAACGTGCATAACGATGACCATAAATACGACAAACCCTGATGGTGTGAATGTAGCTATGTGGTCAACAAGTGATCTATCTACCTGAACAAAGCCAGACGACTTTTCACCGGACAAGCCGAATGACTTGCCGTTAAATACAGTAATCATTGTAAATTCCTATTGGTTATATGGGCATTGATCGCAGTATCTGATTCGCTTGACATCATCTTCTTCTGCCAGCTTGGTAAGACCTGCGTCATATATTTCTTGTAGTGGTATTGGTGTTGTGCTGATTAAGGATAACGCCTTATTGACGTCATCAACGGACCAGCCTGATGGTATCTCTACTGACTTGAGTTGTTTCTTTGGTTCTTCTTCCTTGTCCCCTTTTAGTTCTCTTTCAAATTCTGTGATTGTTATGCCTCTGGCTTTTGCTGTCTCAAGAATTTGTTTTTGTTGCTCGGTCCCCATATGTGCAACAAGCCTATGATGAGTCCAACTGAGACCTGCAACCCTGTTGCTAATAGGAACATTGTTAGAAACCCAGCTCCAGTTAGCAAGGCTTTGATAAGCGTAACCAGTAGCGTCCATTGCTTGTGAGTACTTCTCGCCATAACGTTTTTGTCCATAGTTTAATGCGTCTCCAATAGAAAACTGGATACCTGTAGATAATTGTTGAAGTGTAGACATCAGACGCAGCCACTGATCGTACTCGATGTCGTGGTTGAAATATAATCCTACGTCTGTAACGCTAACTGCATCTGGGATGCTACCTATGTAAACTAATTCGTCTGCCATTCTCTTTCCTTTATTGGAACAAAAGACCACGGAGGGGTAATCCGTGGTCTTCCATTTGGTTGTTGTTCACTCCTGTATTGGTATGGTTTCAGGAGCAACTCAATCTTACTCCTCTGTCTCGTTCGCTGTCAATGCTTTAATGGTGACATTTTCCGTTGGATTCGAAATACAGAACACATCTGGGTATTGTTCGACGAGGGTAAGTTGAACCTCTTTTGGGATCTTACTCTTATACACCTTGTACTGTTGCACAACTGCATCACATGACAGTGGAATAACTTCGGCTGCTCTCTGTTCATCCATGATCGTAAACGATGCAGGAACTGTACGAAAAGCTACCTGACCCCACGGACACTTCCATGTCTTTGCTTTGCCAGTGAGTTGCTTTTCTGCAAAGTCTGCAATCTGTTCACCATATCGACTTTTGAACCATTCAACTTTGCGTTCTTTCTCTTTGACAAGTTGCTTACATCGATCAACTACAGACTGCATAGCAAGTTGTTCTGCTTTGAGTTCTGTCTCATATTTGAGTATGCGTTGCATTGCCAGAAGCACATCGTCCTCTGTGGTTAGTGCATCACCAAGCCAGCCATCAACAGGCCCAGCGTATTCGCCTGTCTCGATGTCGTAGTATGCGTCGCCAATAATATCAAACTTAGATTTGTCCATTGAGTCCCTCTTCCTCTACTGCTAAAAATACTGCTTCTGCTTCTTCTGGTTTGTTGAATCCTTGTAATACTTCTATAACCAATTTAAGGTTTTCTTCTGTGGTATTTGTGTGTCCAGCAAGACGCTCAAACACACGTTTCATGTCAGCTTGTGTAATGTCCTTGCCCCATATGCGTTTACACTCAAAAGCAAACTGCTTGCCAGCAGTAAGCGTGGAAGCCTTGGCTTGCTGTGGTGCGTCAACAATACGCATATCACCAGCTGGTGTAATAGGCTCTTCGAGTTCTTGGGCAAACAATGTGCCATACCCGCACAAGGCCAATGCTCGCCCAATAGCGCCCGTTTCTGCCTTCTCTCGGTAATCAGCAAAGTGCTTCTCATGTTCTGTCTTATGAGCCTTAGCAATAAGTCTGCCTGATGGATCAAGAATCTCGGCAGCAAAAGTACAGTAGTCAGCGCCCGAAAGTTCGGGCACTGCATACGTTTTAATTGTCCAGTCTGGGTGTTCCTCTCGGAACCATGCAATACGTGGGGCGACAGGCAAGTACTGCTTGCCTTTAAGGTTTAAAAAGTGGTCACGTGGATTAAACATTCTCTTCTCCTTTGGTTTTAAATACGACAGCTCGTATTTCATCTGGCATATTAATTAATGATGCCTTACTAGTTGACGCAGCAAGTGGTAGGTCATAAATGGATCCATCCATCCATCCATATTGATATTCAGTAGCTAATACGCCTAATGGAAGTCGGGCAATAAGATATTGTGTGCTATCAAAATAAGCAACTAAATCAAACGCTGAATTACCAATTACAACGCAAGTGGAACCATCGATGTCTATACATTTACATTTTAGTGTCCTCTCAGAATAGTCTTTTATGCTAACTAATACATGGATAAGTGTTGTTTCACTTGGGTATATATAATTACCTCTGGCTGCAAATATATTGTCGGTTAGGTAGTTGTGACAGCCAGATACATACATTAATTTATCGTTGTAGCGCAATGCTCTGAAGTGATCTAGGATTGTGTGCCACGTCGTTGGCTTAGGTATTTTGCCATGTTGCTCAAAGTAACTTGGATCGTCATTTACTTCTAGAAATACTTTGTCTTTAACACAGGATACAAACCAATTTAAGTCATCATTCTCGCATTCATATGCAATGTATGATGAGTCATACCATTTAACATCTAGTACTACGTCCATGTTTTCGGGCTGCACTGGAAACAACCAATTGACTTTATTAGTATCGTCGATACTCATTATTTATAAACTCCTCTAGTTTTTTAACTGTTGTGTCATTACCCACAACTAATTCAACTGTATGTAAGACATTTAGTACGTCATCAAGTGACCTACATATGTGTGTTACATTTAAATCGGCAAATATTTTTTGTTCTGTTCTTACAGCTCCTTTTTCTGTTTTTAGTTCAACTCCTAAACCTATAGGAATCTTCCATTTTTGATTGTGTATATAGACATCTGGAACACCAATGGTATTGCCTTGCCATCCGGTTGCGTAGTGTCTTGTTTTACATGTTGGACATAACACTTTTGTGCGTGTCTTTCCTGTTTCAAAAACGGTATATCCAAGCAGTTGCAACGCCCTGACAATAGATTGTTGCAACTGCTTTTCTGTTATTGGTTTAAGTACCACATTATTATTCCTAGCCATATTGCTGCTCCTATTGGAACTATACAGCCATCAATAACAATGTCATCGTCTTTGTCCTTCATGTTGTAACCTTAGAAATTTCCAGCAAGGTACGACATGTGACAGTGGTATTGTTTTGTTACCAGTAGATACTAAATATTTGACAGCCAGTTTTGCAGACACAGCAGTAGGAGACTGAATGACAAGCTTTAGTATTTCTGGGGTAGATAGTATGTAATTAAGTGTTTGTTTTTCTCCGTGTGTTAGAGCCTCATGTAAAAAACGTGCATGTTTTTCGTAATGGTCTGGCTTGTAGTTACTTTTAGTGTAATCAACTACAGATGCAAGATTTCCGTTGTTGAATACATACCTAGCAAGCAGTGACTCATGCCAACATCCATTTAGAAGTGAAATAATGTGTGTCCTTGTCCATGAAGGCCACATGGTTGGTGGATATATACACTTTATTTCTATGATGTCATTACTTTTAGCGTTAGACACAAATAGTTCAAATATTAGTAGTGCAGTGTATTTATTTGAAATGTGCACACCAACCTTGTTAGCGTGCACATAGTAGGCCACTGGCGCATTGTACTTTTTACGACGAGACGGCATTAGAATCTAGGTTTGTACTTACCAGACAACCGTGCCATACAGTGACCACACTTCCATGGTGGAGTCCAATCGCCACTAAGAAAGCCATCTACAATATCAACAACTTTACCCTTTTGGTACTGATTCCAATCCTTATCATTTATATTCTTAAATGTCTTCCACACAAACTCTTCTTCAATGTCATAGATATTATCTAGTGCTTCTAAGTTCATGGCATATTCCTCGATGGATGATGCCTTTACAAACTCACTAGGGTCTACTTTAAATGAAACAATCTTCAACTTCCATGATGGCCACGACAAAGTCACTATGTTTGTATTGGTAACTGTTGTTTCTAACTTTGACCAACCAGCTTGATACTCACTGGTAACAGCCATCATCCTGATAATCTTCTCAATATCGCCTAACATAATTCTCCTTAGTAAAAACTTTGTGGAGCCTGAAATGCAGTTTAGGCTCCACAAAGGTGGTAGGTTCCCCAATTAATTATACCGTAGGTAATCTACTCACAAGTGCATTTGTGTTCCCAGTTCTGGCATTGCTCGCAGGTGTCAGTACCCATAAGGTGGTAGTCATCATCCTCTAAGTCATCACCAGTACGCTGTACATGCTCATAACCTTTAGTTCCTGCGTATATATTGCCAGCAAAACACATACCGGGTTCAGCATAACGACATGTAAACTCAAGGTCAGGAAACATATCAGACATAGTAAGTATCCATATGTCTGCTGGACCCCATGCTGTATCAAATGCAATAGTTACATGACCTTCCTTGAAGTCAAGGTAGCATGTATCACAAGCTCCCCATTTAGTTCCCCAGTTGTTGTACTGCCAGTCAACATTGCCGTTACCATTTTCATCTAATGGTTCTGGTACAGACTTGTTGAAGTCTAATACTGATGTGCTTGTTTCATACTTTGTAGTGTGTAACGTAGCCCAAGCAGACACCTTGTCTGCTGGACCAGTGATCGTCAATTCATTCATACACCAATTAGGCATTGTGTTATTCCTTATCCGTAAACTAATTCACCGTAAATAATTCTTTGTATCAGTGTGTCAATGACTTCCTGATCAACTTGCTGTGACTCCTCAAATGACTGTATTCCCTCGCACCACATGGCTCTAAGTTCAATTAAAACATCGACGCTTGTAAACAAGTGCTCTTTGCCTTCATCGTCAGTCAATGTAAATCTAAAGTAGTCTTTTGCATCTTCTGCCCAACTACCTTGCCACTGATTAACCCACTCGCAATAATTAAGTGCTTCATAAATTTGATCAAACCAGAAATCATGTTTAATTTCTCCGATTACCCAAACGATGTGACTGTCTTTAGCTTCCATGTCTTCTTACCTCTCGTACTGTTATATTAATTCTGTCCCAGTTTGTGCCATAGTTGGCATCAAATCCTTCGTGTAGTTCATTAACTACAGTTGGCCATTCGTCTTGTTTTTTAAGTAGTTCAGCCATTATTTCATCGTGTGATAAATGTAAGTCTCGTCTGTAACCACATACGAAATCGTATGGCCCCCATGCTTCTACGTAGAACTCCGGGTATTCTTCCCGGAGTTTACGCAGTGCTGTTTCAAAAGCTGTGTCTTTGTCATTCCATTCTTCTTCTGTCATTAGTCTTCTCCCCATCCATCTGGTTGTAGAAGTGATGCATCTGTATACAAGTCTTGACCACTGTACATATCAGTCCACTCGTTGTATGTGCAGTCATAAATGAACTCAAACATTGCATCATTAAACTCGTCAATGTTTCTTTCGTGATATGTAGATGCAACAAGAGCACAA